TTGATACTAAAGATAATAAGAGGCTGTGCTTCTGATAATGTTCCTGCTTTGATTAATAGATTTAGATCAAATTTGGTTCATCCTATGGACCCTATAAGAGAGACTTGTTTACAATTCGTAACAGAAAAGGAGTATTCTCTAAATTACGAATTAGTAGTTTTTGATATGACTACTTACTTAAAATATGTTGATTTAAAAAATTATAAAAAATAATTGGAAAAAAATTTCCTAATTCAAAAAATAGTATTATTTTTACATTAAATTTAAAAACATGACAGAAGAAATTTTAAAAACTAAGATTAAAGCTAAGAGTGAGATTTTAGAAATGCTAAAATTAGAACCAGTTTCAATTCATTTGAATTTCAAAGATACAAAATATATTTTTTCTACCGATAAAAGTTTACTTGCTTTTATTAAATTTTTTATCAATATAAAAACTAATAAGAAACTAAAAAAGCTAAATCAAAAATTAAATAATTTATAAAAACAAAAAAAAATGTTAGACTTAAAAAAATTAGAGGCAATTGCAGAGGGATCAGATACATCCAATGCTTTTTTTTCCAAAGCTGATATAGGTAAAGAGACAGATATAAGGATCTTACCTCCTGTTGCAGGAATGAACGGTTTATTTTATTTCAAAGAGATTCATTATTGGATCAAAAATAAAAAGTATATCTCTCGAAAAACATTTGGGGAACCATGTGTAATAGAGGAAGAAATTGAAGCAGCAAAATTATTGAATGACCCAGACATTCAATCAATGTTGGATGATTATAAGATATTCTCAAGAAAAGAAACACATTTGATGCCTATCTTACATTTGAATTGTGAATTCTCAAAAGGTGAATTAGTTTCACAAAGAGTCATAGGAGATCAAGTTAAAATCTTTCAATGTGACCCTCAAACTGTTATTAAACAAATCACAAAAATTGCAACTTCTAGACACTATCAGAATGGTACAGAGGATGGCATGTTTGATATGAAAGAGGGGTATAATTTGACTCTATCAAAAACAGGGGAAAAATTAGAGACCAAATACATGGTACAACCCTTCAAGAATCCCTCAGAAGTTGATTCTAAATACAACAAAGTAAATGTAGTTGAATTTTGCAGAAAAAGTTTAAAACCAGATTCAGTTCTTAGAGCTGCTATCAGAGAAATGCTATATGGTGAGGAAATTACTACAACCAGAGAAGAAACTACTAAAACTTCCCCAAAACCTGAGGCAAAAAAAGAAGCTCCAAAAGCAGAAACAAAAAAGGCTGCTAAAAATGAGCCTATGAAAGAGGAGCCTAAAAAATTAACTCTACAGCAAAAACTAGACGCAAGAAAAAAGCTAAATG